AATAATTTTGCTGGGGCGCCATGGCGTAAACCAAGTGAAATCATTCTTGTAAATGCTAAATGATTAGGGTTATCATAGAGCTTTACAACATCTCTAATAATAACTTCTTCTCCGTTCTCACCAAATTTTAAATCATAGCGATTTGTTTTTGTTTTGAATTGATGTTTAGTTAAAATGCCAGTGGTATATTTTCTTGGAATCTCAATTAAGTTAGATAAACCGCCCAAAACTTCATAGGGTTTATCGTCATATAAGCCCACCAAAAATGTCCATTTTTCACCTTTGATGGTTGTGTGTCGTATATCACAATTTAAGTCGGATGGGCGCTTCGATGCACCGTTCTGTGGGAAATTGTCTTTTGATTTCTCTTTTCTATCGATTAAAACACCACTTCTAGATCCATCGACGTAAACTGTAATTCCCTTTAACCCTAGTTTCCATCCTTTAAGATATAATTCTCCAACAAGACTCGGGGCAGTATTTTTTGGTAGATTTATTGTAGAACTAATGGCATGGTCAATATGTCTTTGGATAATGGATTGAATTTCTACCCTGCGTTTCCAATCAATATTATTGCTAGTAACAAACAAATCTGGAATTTTATCATTTTTATGAATGTCTATCCATTCTTGTATATTGTGATGGTAAACTTTATATTCTAACCATTTGTCTCCCATCTCGTCTATAAAATCAGCTTCGATATCACCTTCATTATGACTTAACTTTCTGCGACGAATGTATGAATTTCGAAATACTGGCTCTAAGCCAGAGCTTGTCTGGGACATAATTGAAACGGATCCAGTTGGGGCATTCGTTAATATTGAAATATTTCTTCTGCCGTATTTTGCGATCAATTTTTGTAACGCTGGTGTTAGACTTTTAATAAAAAGATTATCTTTTTCTGTTTCCCAGTTAAATATTTCAAAAGCCCCACGTTCTTTGGCAAGATTGCAGCTTTCTTCATAGGCAGTGTCTTTCAATGTGCAGTATATATTATCAATAACACCTAGCGCTTTTTCAGAATCATAAACTAAATTAAGACAAGCTAGAGCATCGGCCAAACCATGTGTTCCTAGCCCAGTGCGTCTTCCTTTCTTGCATGCAGATAAAAGCTTACCCCATAATTCTTTTTCATCGGGCATGTCGGCAACTTTAATAATTTTTTCAAGCTTTTCTATTTCAAGTTCCACTAGGTCGTCCGACAATCTCATACCGGCCTTTGCAACGGTCCTAAAATGTTCAAAGTCAAAGTATGCATTGTCTGTAAATTTTTCTTTTACAAAATTCTTTAAATTAATAGAAATAAGCCTACAACTGTCATAAGCCGATAAGGGAATTTCTGCACATGGATTTGTTGAGATGGTTTTAAATCCATCCTTTGCATAAGAATCAGCTGGTAAGTACTTTGTTATATTATTCCACATCAATATCCCGGGCTCTGCTGTCTTTGCAGCAGAGTTTATGATTTTTTCCCATAGGTCGCGAGCTTTAATTTCTCTAGCAACTTTATAATCCATTGGCGAACAATCTACAGGAAATCTTAAGGCATAACTACTATCACTTTCAACTGCGCGCATAAAATCGTCTGTAATTTTGACAGAAACATTTGCTCCTGTTACCTTTGATAAATCATGCTTCATCTCAATAAACTTTTCAATATCAGGGTGGCGGATATCCATAGTTATCATTAATGCGCCGCGGCGCCCATTCTGGCCAATCATCCTGCATACATAAGAATAAAAATCAGCGAAAGACCAGGCGCCAGTTGTAGTGCCAGCAGAATTATTAACAAGTGCATTTTCTGGACGAAGATTAGATATATCTAGGCCAACTCCGCAGCGTCTCTTAAATAAATTTGCTAACTCTTTACCCGCATCCACGATAGAAGATATGTTATCTTTGGGCGATTGTACCACAACACAGTTTGACAAAGAGACATTTACATAATCATTTCCGATACCCATCATAGGCGAACCTTGCGGTACAATATATTTAAAATCTTTTAAGAGATCATAAATTTTCTTTTCGGATAATTTGCCTAGTCCTTTAAATTTATCTTCCATCCTTGCAAATTCTTTGGCAAGACGTTTGTGCATGTCGTCAGGTGTTTTTTCAACAAAATCTCCTTTATTGTTTTTGAGAGCATATTTTGTCATGAAAACGTTGGTTGCTAGTTCGTCTTTGTTAAAATATTTTAATGTTTCTTTTTTTACTATTTTTTTTCTGACCGTCGCTGCTTCTATCATTTTTTGCCCTTTCTAAATTTTTTATATTTGTCTTGTAGGCTTTGCTCTTGTTTTTTAAGAGCGTTTTTTTTGATCTCAGAAAATGTTTCAATTTGCGGTAAAACATCAATTTTAACGTTTGAAGGGTCCATAAAAATTGGATATATTAAGCCATCTGGTCCGATTCGATTTTTTGCCACAAAAAGCCTCCCGCTGTTTTCATTTTTATGTTCTATCGTTCGAGATAATGAAAAAATGAAATCAGCCACAAAACACTTATTAAAAGCTTCTGATATCGACTCCATGGTAATCACTTCGGCATTTAAGCCTGCACGATTGGTTTGAGAAGCTGTCCAAACTGGACAAATATTCTCTTGAGCAATTGCTCGAAGCTCTTCATAAATAGATTCTAGTTGATGTCTTTTCT